CATTACGCTGAACCCTGAGTTCAGTAAATTGATTGCTCTTCCTAGCGTTACATTCATTTTCGTGTTTTACAAAGGTTTATAGAAAAATGGCATTTTTGGGCAAAAAAGTGTACACAAGTTTACACTTAGTTTACACCTAGTGTAAACCCCCCAAAACCGCCTATACTCTCTAGATTCGCAGATTTTAGGCCGTTTTTTGCCATAGGTTTACAAGTTTACACTTTTTTTTAGAATATATTTTTTTTGACTAGGTCAAAATTTATTTTTTTTCAATTTTGCCAAAAAGTGTTCAAAGTGTTCACTTATTGCGATTGGAGCCAATGGAGGCCGATTTTGGTTTACACTTAGGTGTACACTTAGTGTAAACTAGTGTACACCCTCCTTCTTAGCTTTTCGCACCCAATGTGAGACTCTATTGTAGTCTAAATTCAGCTCTTTTGCTATGTCGCAAGTCCTCCAATTTTCCGCTACCATACGCTCTATTTGTCTAACTATTTTTATACTAAGAGGGTTGACTCTTCTCTCATCGGTCAGTTTAAGAATATCACATAAGTGATGGTATTTTACACCAGTACTATACATAATTTCTTTATATGATAGACCTTTCTTATATAGTTCTAGAACCTGATCGGCAGACTTCAAGTGAGAGCAAGTATTCTTGGCTCTCTCGTTGGTCAACAGATACTCCTTGTATATATAATTATTTACTAGATGCTTACTAATATTCATTATAGTAGCTATATTCTTGTTTAATACTTTGAGTTTATATAGTCTAGCTATCTCGTCTTTCTGTTCTTGAGTCAGTGATGTCATTTGTTTCCGTAGGTTTCGTTGTAGTATTTTTTTGAATCAGAATTTCTACAACCGACATCCCAAACTCCAGATTCATAAGCTTCTACTATCTGCTCCTTCTCCATTTTTTTGGCTTTCTTAAAAATCTTTACATTATTAGTAAAATCTTTTTCACTAAAAGGATTAACCATTAAATTATCCTCCAACCATTCTATTGCAGTCTTATATTTCATTTGTCTCCGTAGGTTTCTTCATAGTAATTCTGTCCGCTTTCATAGGTCTTGACTGCATAGAACCAAGCACCTTCTCTGTGGGCCTCTGCAATCTGATCTCTCTCCTTGTACTTAGCTATCTCTAATACTTCCTTGGAAGACTTTCCATCATACCATGTGGAGGTTAGTTGCTCATGCAACCATTCTACTGCCGTCTGCTTTTTCATACCGCCATTCCCTTTAAATACTCTCTACACTCCAATACCTTAGCCTTAGCCGTCTCAATTACCTGGGGGTCATACTCGATGTCAAACTCCTTGATTCTATACTTATCTTCAACATGAGAGTAGCTTACGGGCTCCTCGTAAGTCAAGAACTCTGGGGTGTCCTGTAGGGTGTAAACCAACTTAGCCTTTTTTAAGCCCGTCAGGTGCATATAAACCTGAAGTTGATAGTAGTACCCCATGTCAGGAGTATCGTCAAACAGAGGGAAAGTAAAGCAGTCCCACGAGGTTTTAAAGTCATAGACTATACCCTCGTGAAAACAATCGGGAGTACCCGTGAAGAAATCATCCTCGAAGTGGTCAAGGTTCTTAATCATGAAGTCCTTATTCATAGCTACCGAGTAAAACTCGATAGCCGTATCTTCTAGTGCCAATCCCTTTTGGATGTACTTGCTCTTAATCTGCTTCTTTACTCCGTAAATCTGCTCTTTGTACCAATCCTCTAGGTAGCTTTTAGTTGTCTGAGACAATGATTCTGTTTTACTCCGTGCGTTAGTCATCAATTGACCAAGGGCACTTGCTCTGCATTTAAAGTTCATGATAATAGAAGTTTTTCGTTTTGTGCTGTAAGAATATAAACCGACTTAATTTGCTCTAAGGTTACCTTGCCATTGGCTAAAGAATCCTTTGCTCCTTGCCACTTCACATGAGATGGAGTTAACTCCTCTTTTTTACCACCATGATCGTTGGTAGAATCGGGGTCTTTTGTATCGTCAATTAAAAAGAGCCCATTCAATGCATACTTACGAGCATAGCTGGAGGAGCTACCAAAACTCTGAGCTACATCCATACCCTTGCGGTTGATGTCTATGCCTGCCTGGGCAGTAACTGCTCTGCCTTCCGTTCTGCCTTCTTTGTCAATCTGGATTGCTGCGGTAGCTTCTATGAAGACAAGACCGCCAACTTCTTTTACCTCGTCTTCAATAGTCAAGGTACATTCGTACTTCAGAAGTAATGGCTTTACTGCCTCAAGGATATCCTCTACGGATCGGTACTTATACTTGCCGAATGCATTAAATTGGTTCTTTGGAGCTTTAAGCTCGGATTGAATTAGAATTAGTTCTTTCATCGTGTGTGTTTAGTTAATTATTAAATAAATTAGAGAGAAGATAATTACAATAGAGTAACCTATAAGAAAATCAATAACTTCGTATTTTTCATTATTCTTTTTCACTATACCTATTCCTAATCCTATAAGATAGGCCACCATAACTATGGCTACAACATATACCAATGTCATCGTTTTAAGTGTTTATATTTTTCTAGTGTTTTCATTTCAGCGTATCGGTAACTAATCTCATCCCAATACATCTCGAAGGTTTTCAGAATCTCTATTTTTTCACTATGGGGTACCTCCCCAAAGTTCTCTAGTATCCATTGCTCAATTTTTTCCTCTACCATTGTTAATCCAGTTAGTTGATACAAATAGAACCCATTGATTTCCTAATCTCTTAGGAGGATACACCCATTCCTCAGGCCATACACCAGAACGAATGATTTGGTGAACCCTTGTAGATTTTTCGGTAAAGCCACGTAGTACACCGTACTCGGTGGCAGTCATCATTTCGTAAAGCATTGTCTTACATTGGCTTCTAGTTGTTCAACAATAAAAGGGTCTAGGATGGCACAGATAACTCGATAGTGGTCTGTAAACCGCTCGTTGAGGTCATCGTACAGCTCTAGGGTAAGGGACTTGCCATTGCCAAAGAATAGGTCTAGGACAATGCCTTCGTTTTGGAAGGATTCGAGCTCCAGGCTAAAGCCCGACTGCTCAAGAATAAAGTGGTGATCTTTTAACATAATTGTGATTGTTTAGTGTGATGCTAAGGTACAAGAGTCTGCACAACAAATGCAAGAGAATTGTCAAAATTATTTTTGTTTTACACTAAGGGTAATTTTCTGGGCTGAATGGTTTTGTTTTACACTATGGGTTTTATTTTCCACCAAAGGGTCGAACCCATTCTGTTTTACACTATGGCTATTTTTCCGCCATGTTTTACACTATGGGTCAAACCGCCATGTTTTACACTATGGGGTAGGGGTGGGCCGTGCCCATTCGTACCCGTTCGGGGGTCGGCATGGCATGGCAACCTAGCTACCTACAAAGGCAAAGGATGGCATTTTTAGGGCCGTGGTAAAGAGATATTTTTATTTTAATGTAGTGACATAGGCTAAATTTTAAAGGTCTTAAAACGGCTAAAAATAGGCTTAAAAAAAGGGACTGATTAAGTCCCATTAAATAAATACTGTTTTTCCTTTTGTTTCAGATAATGTTTCACCCAATGGGGAATAAACTATTTCGTATGTGTAGCTAGCTACCTTCCTGATTTTGTTGTTTTTTGTTGTTCCTTTTGCATAACAAAAGTCCATGCCAGCCAAAACGAAATGCCGATAAAGTAAAATTTCGTTTCCGTTTGGATCAGTTTTTTTGCTCAATAATTTACTGTTCATTGTCTTTGTGTTTATGGTTAAGACAAAAAGGGACAAAAGTCCCTCATTGTTTCTGTATTAAACTTCTTCAGTTAACCTTTTTATTCCAAATTGATTTTACCTTCTCAAAAGCTTGTTTCTGATATTCAAAGTCCCATAAACTAGGAACACAAAGCGAAAAAAGCTCTGATATTTCTTTGATATCGCCGACTATTCTCATTCCAATTGAATAGTTAAAATCGCTTGTCCTGGCTGATAACTGCTTTTTAAAATAGCTTTCCGCTTCTTCTTTCATTTGCTTTAAAACTTCGCCGATTTGCCAATATCCAAAGTTTCTTGGAATAGGAACAGAAAACACCTTAATGCCGTAGGGAATCGCTTTCAAAAGTTCGCCGCAATGCTTTGCAGTCGTTACACTATATTGACGGCGATTTACAAAGCATACTTTTTCACCATTATCAGCAGTGATAAACTTTGCGGCGATATAGTGATAACCGTAAGAAAATGCCGTTTCGTGTTCAAAAAACATTGACTTTGTACGACCTAAAATTTGGGATTGGGCCGCAAATGTTTGGGCCAATTGACTGTTTGATTGAAATACAGTTTTCATTTGTGTAGTGTTTTGGGTTATGGAATTAATTTTGTTTCAGTAAATAAGTTTCTAATTCTTCGTAGTTATCCAGGATTAATTCGTTTTCTGTTTCATTATCGAAAACAATGTATTCAACGTCTTGACCTACACAGCTTCCAATTGTTATTCCGTTTTCCAATGCGATATAAATATATCCTGAATTGGGATTGAAACCTTCTTCTAAAATATCCTCATTGGCGAAGTTATCGGCGTATGCCTTCCAAACTTTTGATTTTCCGATTGATTCCAGGTAAGCAAATGAATTTTCCATGTGTTTAGTGTTTAGTGTTTGTTGATTAAATAAGTTTTAAACCTAGCATGTAACCCAAAATAAAAATTGGTAGTAATGCGATTACGGCATAAATGATTAAACCGAGTACTCGAAATGCTTTTTTCATATTTTTGATTTGCATTTTTTACATGTTACATAGTTAATGTCTGAAGTAAATTCTTCTACTTTTTCATAAATTTTACCGCATGCAGTTGTTCCCCGATTTGTCCAAAGAAATAAGATTTCTTTTTCAGTTGGTACGTAATGTGCTTTTTTCATGCTGTTTTTTGGTTAGGTGTTAAAACATAGGTCAAGGCGAAAATCAATAAAGTTCCGCATCCGATAATTAGTAAGTCAATCATAGTTAATTAGTTAGGGTTAAATGTTAAGCAAATGTACAAAGGTTTGTAAATACAAGTCAAGTATTTAAGTAAATATTTTTTATCAATTGGTATATTTTTTTCAATTACCTTTGGATAGGTTAACCAATTTAAACCGATATTTTTTACAACTTATTGTAAAGCATGGAAAAGAAACAAAGGGGCGGGCCAAGGCCAAATTCAGGTAGGCCGCCAAAGATTCAAGAAATTAAGTTGATTGAGCAAATGGATTCCCTTTGTATCCCAGACCAAATTTGGAAGGCCTTACTTTACAAATGTGAACAAGGGGACACGGCCGCCATAAAACTTTGGCTTAGTTATCGCTTTGGCTTACCCAAACAGCAAATAGATGTAACATCCAACGGGGAAAAAATCGCTCCACCTATCCAATGGATAGGGAAAAACATTGCAATCGAAGCGGCAAAGGTTATCCAGGACTCGGACTCGGATATCCAGGACTCGGATTACCTGGCATTGGATCACCTGGATAATGAGATATAACTACATGAATACCAAGCCTATATACGCTTACCCGCATAGACGAATAAGCGGATGGGGAGGGTATTGTTGTGAGTGTATGCAACAAGGTTGCAAAATGGAATTCCCCAATTAAATAATTTACCCTAGGGGGGGTATGTTTCTGAGTGTACAGGAATGAAACGGAAAATGGAAATCCCCAATTAATTAATTTAGCTATGATTCAACTTTTAGACGATTACAAGCCATTATTCTATGAGCAGCCTGACACGAGGTACTATTTGATTACTGGTGGTAGAGGAAGTGGTAAATCATGGACTTTGGCTTTGTTTCTGCTGAATTTGACTTACGAGAAGGGTCATGTGATTCTTTTCACTAGATACACCTTGGTGTCTGCGTTTATTTCGATTATTCCTGAGTTCTTGGATAAGATTGAGATAATGGGAAAGATGAATGACTTTGATGTGACTCAGAGTGAGATTATAAATAAGCTGACGGGGTCGAAGATTCTGTTCAGGGGGATTAAGACTAGTTCGGGTGTGAATACTGCGAACTTGAAGTCGATTGCTGGATTGTCGACATGGGTAGTGGATGAGGCTGAAGAATTGACAGACCCTGAGATATTTGATAAGGTGGACTTGAGTATTAGGGCTAAGGATAACTACAACAGGGTTATATTGGTAATGAACCCATCGTACAAGAGTCATTGGATATATAAGGACTTTGTAAAGAATAAGAGAAAGGATACGACTTACATTCACACGACTTACTTGGATAATAAGATTAACCTGAGTGAGTCGTTTGTGCAGGCTGCGGAGAAGACTAAGCGAGAGAATAGGGCTAGATATGACCACTTGTTCATGGGCACTTGGTTGGATGATGCTGAGGGGATGTTGTGGAACAGGGCGATAATAGGGAAGGCGAGGGTTGATGAAGCTCCGAACTTGAAGCGGATTGTGGTTGCTCTTGATCCTGCGGTGACTGCGAACATGAATAGTGATGAGACGGGTATCATCGTGGTTGGGAAGTGTAAGGAAGGGTTTGGGTATGTGTTGGAAGATTTGAGTGGGAAATACTCTCCGAACCATTGGGCGAAGATTGCAAACGATGCTGCGTTTCGGTGGAATGCGGATTGTATTGTGGCGGAGAAGAACCAGGGTGGAGACATGGTGGAAGCTGTGTTGAAGGCACAGGGGAGTAGCACGAGGATTAAGCTAGTTTCTGCTACCAAGGGTAAGTATGTAAGAGCGGAGCCTGTGTATTCGTTGTATGAGAAGGGGCAGGTGTACCATGTAGGCTCGTTCCCGTTGCTCGAGAGTCAGATGGTTACCTTCGACCCTGATAAGGGGAAATCTCCAGATAGAGTAGATGCGTTGGTATGGGGATTGACTGAGTTGATGGTCAAGAACCGAAGTAATGGGTTCGTGTTGATAAAAGGAAAATTATTTAGGTAAAATTAGTACTTTTACAAAAAAGTGAGATATAGATGAATCTACTGAAAGCGTTTAGAACTAAGGATGCAGGTTTGCCTGTGGCTTTGCAATGGCAGTATATTAAGGGAGTATGGATGCC